TGGAATACATATAACGCTGGTGCTCAACCAGAACAAATTGTAGTTTATGGTGCATATGGTGTGGCCAATAATGAAATTAATGCATCATATGCCACAACTGTAGCGAATACAGTACCTTATTTTATACCACCTCAGGCCAATACTGCTAATTACTCTAGTGGTAACCCGTATAATATACCAACTGGAGCAATTTCACGAGTAGAGGTATTAAACCCATACCCACCTCAATACGACTCCGTTGCTAATACTGGGGTTGTATTCTTAAAAAATGATCACCCAGCTGCACTGAGAGAAGAAGTCACAGATGGCAAATTTGTGAATCCAGCAACTGGAATCGATTACAATCAATATTTTAATGCAACGCCGAAAAGTGATTGGGTCTCGGTACCAAGTACACCAACATTTACCTTCGTTCAATCCGATGGCCCACGAAGAGATCCAGATACAAATGCTCTCGTCACCGGTAAGGATCTTGAGGCATCTGCATACGTATTCCGATTCTTATCACCCAATGGGGCAGTGCATGATGATGGCCTAAACTATGAGTGGTATGGCTCAAGAATTGACATAATAGATGGTGGTAAAAATTATGCCATCGGTGATACCTTTGAAATGATAATGGATAACCCAGACCTCAGCCTTGGTACGGATGTGCCATTGAGGTGGATCGTGCGAGATATTGATGCGCCGAGTGCCAATGCTGATGTGAATTCTATCACCATGGTCAGTTCTCCCAATCCGTATGTAGATATCACCATTACGTCACCAGACAAAGTCAGATTTACAAAGAATGATACGAGAATCTGGCCCGAAGAAAAATACATATTTCAGACATATGCAAATTCTGTATTCGAAGCTTCTGCACGGACGACTGCCAATGTCACCTTTGAAGAAGCGAACTCATTCTATAGTAACACGGCCAATGCCGATACTATTATATTAAAAGAATGGGTTGCTCCCGATGATGAGAGAAACAACAGAACCTCGGTAGAAGAATACAATTATGTTTTCGAAATGAATACCGGTGATGGTGTCGATGTTCCTATTGAAACTCAACAGGTTACATTTAAACAACGTCACTATTGGTCGACAGATCCCGGCCGAGGCATTTTTGAAAATGTCATTGAAGAAACGCCACAAGCAAATGGTGCATTCGAAGATCTATTTGCACCGACTATCAGTCAGGTTCAGGAAGATTATTACCTATTTGCTAATACATATAATGAGACAATTCAAAACGCAGAAGACCTTTTTGGAGATAACGAATGACCCCAGCAGCAAGAATAGGCGATCAGGTCGCGACCGGAAATCCAGCCACACACGGCTGTTCTTTGGTCTCCACCATAGCCACTAACGGAATGCCTTCGGTAATGATCAGTGGCTCACCAGCAGCAATTATGGGATCTGTCACCGCACTACATGGTATTAAGGTAGGCGACGCATGTGTACCTCATACCGGTACCGTAAACGCTGGATCTGCAAAGGTCTTTTTTGGTGGATTTCCTGCTGCAAGGGTAGGTGATCTTGTAGAGGTAGACGGTGCAATTATCACCGGCTCTCCTGCGGTGCTAGTAGGATGACACCACAACAAATTTCAGATTATAAAATGAGATGGATGCGAGACTCTACTGTTTTTGTTCAAGTACACTCTGATTGGAGTGAAGAGGCAAAGGCATGGTGTTTGGATAACCTGAATAAATGGGAATGGAAGCTCAAGGAATGGACTGATGTCTATGAGCATACATTTTACTTTGAGAACAAACTTTTCGCAAAAGAGTTTGCTAAATTTTTAGATAATTAAATACTTTGGAGAACATTGATTATGAACGTAATTACACTTAAACTAAATTCAGGTGAAGAGGTCATTGGCCGAGTCATAGGTGAAGAATCAAATGGCGATATTACAATGTGTAAGCCAGTATGTTTGACACCAGGTCAGGAAGGCTTTGGAATGATCCCGTGGATGATGTCTGCTCAAGACGGCGAGATGGTATTCAACCGAAACTCTATTATTGCACAGGGTGAGACAATCGAAGAGATTGCCAAAAAATACCTTGAAGTCACTTCCGGCATTCAGCTCTCGATTTGACAAACAATATCAGTTGTGATATAATTAACGACTATTTGAAAGGAATATATCATGTTTGATCACGTAGAGCACGGCGTTGAGTTACCCACACTTACACGTAAAACCACCGAAGAGGGTCGTAGATACTTTACACCCGACGGTTCAGCCTATCCATCCATCACCACGGTACTCAGTATTCTGAGCAAACAAGCCATCATAGAATGGCGCAAGCGTGTTGGTGAAGAAGAGGCAAATCGTATCTCTAGGCAAGCCTCTGGTCGAGGTACTGCTGTCCACAAGATCTGCGAAGATTATATCGACAATGTTGAAAATTGGAAGGGCAAACACCAACCTTCCAATCTTTTCATGTTCAATACGCTAAAACCTGTGTTAGATAAAAAAATAAATAACATATGGTTTCAGGAAGTGTATCTATATAGTGATAAGCTGAAGACTGCCGGCCAGGTCGATTGTATTGCAGAGTTCGAAGGTGAACTCTCGGTAATCGATTTCAAGACATCGAGACGTGTGAAGAGCGAAGATAACATTCAAAACTACTTTATGCAAATCTCATTCTATGCCGCAGCCTTCTATGAAATGACCGGGATCCCGATCAAACAAGGTGTCATTCTTATCGCTGTAGATGACTCTGAGCCTCAGGTGTTTAAATTTAATACTTACGATTACCTAGAACATTTGGTACAAGTGAGAAAAAAATATAGGGCTCTTCATGAAAAAACCCAGGTACATAATAATTGATCAAAACAGAGGCGTATTTCTAGGCACGTACGCAGATGAAGACGTCGCCGAAGATCCAAGTGCGGAGACCTCCGACAAGAGATATGCCCTATTTGCAAGTAATAATCCATTCTGCATCACCAAGGCTTGCTCATTCAATTCTGAAAATATGGCTCAGGCCTATATCAAAGATGTATTCGCTCCAAGACGTTGGGAAGAGCTTGATGCGATGCCCATTGAATCCGATGAAGAATACCCAGACGTTATTGAAATCATCAAATCTGGGTATGGCGACCACATATACGATATGCTAGATGGTCTCTTTGACGATATGGAAGACGCTACAATCCACTAAGCTCGCGCCTTATACTGAAAAGTTATAAGGCTTCCAGCTCTTATTCCAAAATAATCTAAAAAAAATGAAAAAAAACGTTGACAGCACCTGTAGTTGGTGGTATAATGGTCACATAAATTAATTGAAATGAGACTGAAAAACATGAACGATTCACTGAAATTTGAAAACACTGCCCAGGTTGGTGACACAATCAAGGCCTTAGACTTCCAGCCCATGGAAGGTCGCGATGACCATTTTATCGTTGGTCGTGTCATTAAGAAAGGTGACGTGGTTCACCCAGAGTTTGGTGTTACGATGTTCAAAGGTTTCCACATTGAAATTACTGGTGCTGATCGTGAGGAAGATTCTCGGATTGGTGACATTGGTTTCGTCCCCTTTGAAATGGATTTTGATTTTGATAACCGTGTACAGGTGGTAGCGTAATGACTTTGAAAGAATACTTTTCGTACCTCGATGCTCTGAGGGATGGTGGTACCATCAACATGTTTGGTGCTCCACAACATCTGCAAGAAGCCTTTGGTCTTTCTAAGGAAGAGGCCAAAGAGATCTTTTTTGCTTGGACTCAGAACTTTCGTGGAGAATAACGAAAAAAGTTGAAATTATTTTAAAAAAAGTGTTGACAAAGATGCTTTTACTTGATATAATGGTCACATAAATTAATTGAGAAGGAAATTTGATATGGCGTTTGTTTCACAACAAGACAAGAAAACTCTGGCTCCCGGCATCAAAGCTGTGTTGAAGAAGTACAAGATGAAGGGTACTATTTCTGTCAAGAATCACTCAACTCTTTGTGTGACTCTTAAGTCTGGTCAGCTTGATCTACTTGGAGCTGCTCAAAAATCAAATGATCGGATCGCTGAGCGTGAAGGTCGACCTTCTTACCAGATTGGTGATTACCTTCAGGTTAACCCATACTGGTGTGAAGAAAACTCTCGCATCATTGGTGAGGAAGAAATTGCAGACTTCTACGCTGAATTGAAATCAGCTATGGAAGGACCCAACTTCTTCAACGAAGATGACGCGATGACTGACTACTTTCACCGGTCGCACTACATCGACATCGATGCTGGTCGTTTTCGAAAGCCCTACGTGTACGAGGCTGCATAATGGAACTTGAAGGACTCTATAACGAATTAATTTGCCTCTGTGAGGTACGTGGAGAGTTATCAGAAGATGGTAACGCCCAACTGGAGAGTCGAATCGCTGAGATTCGTCGTAAAATTCAAAAACTCGAAAAAGCTAACTCTTAAAGGAAATATATTATGGCTCATAATCTTGAAATTGTAAATGGCGAAGCTCAAATGGCATATCGTTTGACTTCTGGTGTACCCTGGCACGGTATGGGTGTCCCTGTGAATGATAACATGACTCCACGTGAAATGCAGGTTGCTGCTGGACTCGACTGGGAGGTCGAAAAGGTTGATACTTTCATTCGCTATCGTGGCGATAACCAAAAAACTGGGCAACAAGCTCTGGTTCGTAATACCGATGGTAAGATTCTTACCATGGTCGGTGAGGGTTGGAATCCTTGCCAGAACTCAGAGGCCTTTGAATTCTTTACCGAGTTTGTCTCTAATGGCGACATGGTAATGGATACAGCTGGATCTCTACAAGATGGTCGTCTTGTCTGGGCTGCGGCTGATGTGAACGATGGGTTCTCATTGTTCGGCGGTGACGAGGTGAAGGGTTACCTTCTATTCTCAAATCCGCACCAATATGGTAAGAGTATTGACGTTAAATTCGTAATGACTCGTGTGGTGTGTAATAATACTCTTACCATGGCTTTAACTGAGAAGGGCATGCCTGCAGTCCGACTCTCCCACCGTACTGAGTTCGACGCTGAGAAGGTCAAGACGCTCCTCGGTATTTCACACACTCGTGTGGAACAATTCAAACAGGCAGCTGAACTGTTAGGTTCAAAGCGTTACACTAATGACTCTTTTCAAACGTTCCTCGCAAGAGTGTTCGGTGAGTCTACAAAGCGTGACAAGGTACTCAGTCGTACTGCTGAACGTGCTTTTGAAATTGTTGACACTCAACCAGGTGCTGAATTCCGACCTGGTAGCTGGTGGAATGCATACAATGCAGTCACCTACTTGACTGACCACGAACTGGGTCGGTCGGCTGATGCTCGAACTGCATCGGCTTGGTTCGGAGCCAACGCAAAGCGTAAATTGACTGCTTTGGAAACGGCTGTGGAAATGGCGGAGACTGCGTAAGCAGTCTTTCTTTCTACTCTTTATGGGGGCTCCGGCCCCCTTTTTTAGCGATAGCTTATGTGAAATGTGTCGAAAAATTGACACTTTTGTCGCACATACCATCACTTAGCGAGATTTCAGCGATGATGAAGCCAGCTGGTTATAAATAAAAATTTGGTAAACATTGAAAAGGTAAGCATATAATATGAAATTATCTAAAGTGATATTCGTTATTTTAAGTCTTGGTTTTGGTTCCAGTGCATATGCACAAGATGCCGATCCAACAACCCCAGACCCAATTGACGATGTTATTAGATCCGAGGCGACAACGACTAGTACAGTGACCACGAATGGGAATACTACCACTACTCTTAAGTCACCTCCAGCGAGTGCAATATCCCCGACTATTAATACGTCGAACTCGGATCTGTGTACATTTGGTGTTGCTGGAGCAATTCAAACTCAGATATTAGGTATCTCTACGGGGACCCAGATAACTGATGATAATTGTGAAAGGCTGAAGAATTCAAAAACTCTTTATGATATGGGCATGAAGGTTGCAGCAGTATCCTTAATGTGCCAAGATAAACGGGTTTTCGACGCAATGATGAACGCAGGAACTCCCTGTCCATATGATGGTTTAATCGGTCAAGAGGCGAAAGCAGCTTGGAAGGTAAATGCAGAAGATACCCCACCTGTTGAAGGTGAGAAGGGTAAAAAAGAGGAAATGGACATTGAAAAGAAGACATTTATTGCCGGTAGTGGTGTTGCTGGTTTGCTTCTCCTGCTTATCCTTCTCTAAGCAGTCTAAGGCTCAATCTGCCACAAGCACAGTTTACGGAATCACACCAAACGCAGTGAATCCTGCAATGGAGTGGGTAATGACAAATGTCTTGCCACAACAGGCAGGACTCACAGTCGGCAATGTAATTTACCAGTATGATACTGTAAAACAAACAGAAGATGAGATGCTTGTGCATGTGCAGAATGAAGACGCACAGGGCGAGGGTTATATTTTCAGAGAAACCGACAATTGGTCTGGTCTTCCTAGTAATAGAATAAGAAAGGTCGTGCCAGTAGGTGCGATACCAATTGATCGATGGGGTGACGGTTCAATTCAAGTCGAGGGCAAGGGTATTGTACAAGACGCATCAGTAGTCTACACATTTCAATACGACCCATGTTTTGATCCGCAAACAAACCCAGAGTGCCCAGGTTATAAACCTCCCTATGTTGAGATAGTAGAACCTGAACCTTACGACGCGCTGGATGAGCAATATGTTCAAGACGAATTAGATCGTAAGGCAGTAATGAAGGACGAAGACCAAGAGAATTCAGACCGAAGAAAGGTAGAATCAAAAAAAGAAATTAAAGAGAATTTAGAGAAATTGCTGGGAACTACTAATACAACAGAATTGGCAACAGGATCTAATCTGTTGCATACGACTCTGGTAAGTCTCAGTTATATGCCAACCACATACTACGAGACCATACCAGGTGGTGAGTATGTAGAAACTGTACAACTAAAAGATTCAGATTTGCCGGATAATCCGGTCGGTCGAAGACAAAGCTTTGCGCAAGACCTACTTCATGATAACATGGTTGACTTACAATATGATAAGACAACGAGTAAAAAATAAAAAGGAGAACACATGTTCAAAAAACTCGGAATAGCATTGGCAGTCGCCGGACTGTCAGCCTCTGTTTTGGCAGAAGATGTACAAATCACAGGCACAGTAGAATCAAAATGTTTGGTAGTAACTGATACTGTAGGTATCTATGGTAACCCTACTCCAAACCTGCTCACAACAGATGGAGCAAACGGTGGTGTAAAGCCGATTATTCGCTACGATGTAATCATTGCCGATTACTACAAGGCACGAATTTCCCATCCTAATGGATTCTCGGAAGCTCCATCTTTAAATGATGTCGTAACTTGGACTGGCGGTACAACAGTGGCAGAAGTAACTGACGCTGGAATGTCCGCTTACGATACTGATAAGATTGAGTTTGACAACATCACAGAAGTTGATTTGTCAATTGCTGGATCAACTTGGTTTCAGGTAGAATCTGAAGCTGATTATGGTTATGACAAGGCATTTCCTGCCGGGATATACCGCACAGTCGTTACTGCGGAGTGTATCGCAATTTGATATAAATAAAATATGAGAAACATTGTTGTAATTATTACTCTGTTGTTCTTGTCGACTTGTGGGCATGCAAATGCCCATGAGTTTACTCCAACATATCCAAAACTGAAACCTTCATTTATGCCGGGCATCTTGACGACAGAAATGAAATTATTCAATGCTAGGACAGATGTTGAATATTTTGGCTTAAGTGTTTTTGATGGAGAATGGAATTCTGTTCCATTTGCCACTGAAACGAATATCATTAAGCTAAGGTATCTGGATAGGAAAAAGGTGAACATTTATATTCGTGAAAAGGATCGCAATAAAGCGGTTTATATTTGTTCTGAATCAAAGTTGTTAGGTCGAGGTACTGGCCTCACAATGGTGAAATCTAAAATATGTTCTAAAATAAAATGACACGTACAAAATTTATATTATTAGTTACAGTATATTTCGTTATAGGTTTTTGGGCAGGGGCTGCCTATGGTCAATCGAGCTCAATCAATATGGCCATACCTCAGACCTCACCTAACTTCCAAACTGATCGCATTAGAGCTGGTGACTTGGAATGCTCGATGGCAATTGGTTCCTCTACTAATGTAGAGTTTGGTGTTGTGGGAATTTTGAATCAGGATGATCCTACGTACAATTTGGCTTCACAGGATCCTAATTTTCGTTATAACAACAATGACTTTATTCGTGATGTGGGTGTATACGGTAGGATTACGATTCCACTAGGCGCGCCCAAGGAACGGCTCAATTGTAATAAGCTATATCAATTGGAATTAGAAAAAAAGAGATTGGAGGTAATGCGACTTCAGCAAGAAATACAAAATTTGAGAGCGCTGAAGTTCGAAGACATAACACCGGTGGAGACCAAACCGGTCAACTGATAAGGAAATAAATCATGGTTGAGATTGCGGCCGCGTTAAGCATGGCTGGGTCTGCATACAACATGATAAAGAATGGGATTGAGAAAGGGCAGGAAGCACAAGACCTGTACCAAGGATTTACAAGATTTTTTGACGCGAAGGAAGGACTTGCAGAAGCAGCAATTGCGAATAGCAAACCGTCAATGGCTAAAAAGCTATTTTCGGGTAGTAGTGTCGAAGCTGAGGCCTTACAGGTAACAGCAGCAAGGCATAAGATAGCGCAAATAGAAAAAGAATTGCGTGACTTTTTGATCTACTCAGGTCAAATGGCTTTCTATGAGGATATGATGCGTGAACGTAGACAGATACGTCAGCGTCGCCTCGTCGCAGCACAAAAGAAAGCAGAAAGCATAAAATTCTGGACTGATGTTGGTTTAGCCACACTAGCAACTGTATTGCTTGCTGTAGTGGTTGGAGCAATAATCATAATGGTAGTCAGCATATGACTATGAGCATCGAATACAACGGTCTTAATGAAAAGGTTTTCACCGTATACAATGAAAGGGATCAAATTATTATAAGAACAACCAGCCTTAAGGCTGCAAAAGAGGCAATAAGATGTCGAAAGATTTAGGTGAATTGACTGAAAACTTCGAAGGCGAAGTCGAAAATCTAAAAAATACCAAGATGAAATTGTTTGGTATTACCATGACCCCAATGGCAATCAGTGGGGCATTTGCAATTTTAACTTCAGTTTTGGCATCGCTCTATGGTGGCTTTGAAACATACAAGGCATTCCAAGAAATGAGCGAGAAATTGGAGGTAATGGATATCGAAGCGGTAGAGGCTCGAAATCTTGCTATCGAAACAAAACTTGCAGACGCAATTGACTATACCCGCGATATTAAAAACAGTCTACGAGATGATATCATAAGAACTGAAAGAGTAGCTGAATCCGCAAGCAATAGAGTCAAGACTGTACAAGATACCATTGATGCTAGATTGCGAGAAGTGTCAGATATCAGCAGAGACTCCGAAAAAGATGTTCGGAATACAATGCGTGAAGTGGAAGATCGCATCGATCTTAAAATGGAGAAGCTAGATGAAGATCTCAGAGATACACTGCAAAAATACATGGACAATCCACTCGGCGGTAGCTAGTGTTCTAGTCATCGCCTGTTTGCTTTTCTCTCAGCAAACCCTGGCAGAATTTAGACACTTTGGTGACTGGACCACCAAAGAAAAGAGTCTTTATACGGCATACAACCTAGTGTCTTATGTAGACTACCAACAGACAATTGCCGCACTCAAGCACCCGTGTGGGTGCTACAGAGAATCTAACCCACTCTTCGGCAGCTACCCCAGCGAAGACAAATTAATGTTAACACAGGCTGCAGTCGCGGGCATCATCTATTACTCGATAGGCAAGAACCCGGAAGACCGACTGAATCGCACTATGATGTACGGTATCGCAGTAAGATCATACATTGTGTACCATAATAATGAAGTAGGTCTGTCTTGGAAGGTAGCCTTCTAGCTAGCCCCCCCTTATAACTTTTAGTTCTATCGTTATTCCAAAATATTCTAAAAAAACTGCACTTTTTTGAAAAAAAGTGTTGACTCTTTCAGCATAGCCCTTTATAATGGTCTCATAAAATATGAAATCAAAAGGAAAAATCTAGCTATGACACCATTCAAAAAAGACGATTTTACTTGGGACGGAATGTACTTGATGTACAGTGGTCGGCATACAGAGTCGGTTAACATGGAAGTTGCCCATCCTGACTGTCATCCCTCTTGGATTGGTAAGCCAAAACCTGCATTTATTGCTCGGTTCAAATATGGCTCAAAGCCGTGGAAATCTTGGGTCAACTGTATTGCTGATAGCTACACGGTTGAGGAATACCTCGCTGAGACTCGAAAGACCTCACCACTTGAAGCTGTACAGAAGGTAGGTTATGCTGGCCGTGGTCGGTACTACCCAAGTCGGAGGATCGCTCGATGAGAAGACTGACTCTTGAGATTATTGGAGTCATTCTACTCCCAATTGTTATGTGTATTTTTGCTGTTGTTTTATCTACTTGGATATCGGTGTGATTAATATGATTGAAGCTATTTCTAACTGTATTGCGATTCGTAAGAACCCTATACTTGTCGAATTTCGTAACTACGTTTTGTCTTTCTATGCCTACGATGGTCTCTACCCCATCGAAAGCAATTCGGTTAGCCGGACTGAACAGGCAATTCAAGAATACGTCAAGCGATGTAGTGATCCCTCGCTACACCAGACTTGGGGTGGTGGTGATTCACTCGACCGAGAACGCGTCGGGTTTATCATTGAAGACATTTTGAACGATCATTTGGTTTAAGGATATTATTATGGGTTTAATTGCTAGTGTATTTCGCTCTGACATGACTGACTGCTCTAATAAGGGCATGTCTTACAAATTTGACCGTGTCTGTGTGGTCAATTGTGATGGTCCCTTTGAACCGAATCAGGACGACCTCCCCGCTGTTGTTTTGGTACCGGGAAATCTACGGGGTACTGTTAAGGCTGTACCTTTGGATTTGCACGAAGCCAAGAGGTGGACGATGATGGGTGGTACCTTCCTCAGTACATCTGACAGTCGCTTCTCCGCGAAGATTAAGGAGATCGGGGGG